ATCGCTTATGATTGCAAGTTACGAACGGATCACTGGCCAGTCTGTACGCCCAGCGTCGCCGGAGAAACTGTTTATTCAGTGGGTCGCCTCCATCGTCCTTCAGGAGCGTGTTCTCAACAACTACACAGGCAATCAGAACATTCCGAGCCGCGCAGAAGGCGCGAATCTGGATGCTCTCGGTGAGCTGTTCTTTACCTCTGATCGGCCCTCGGCGATTCCCGCCGTATGCACGGTACGGTTCAATATCTCGGAGGCGCAAAGCTCCGCCGTCACGGTTCCGATCGGCACAAGAGTGACGGATGTTGGTTCAACGCTGATCTGGGAAACGACATCTGATGCCGTAATCGCAATCGGACAGACCTATGTTGACGCACAGGTTCGGTGCCAGACCGCCGGAACTGTCGGAAACGGATATGAAATCGGACAGATCAATAAGATTGTTGACCTGTATGACTACTATTCGTCCTGCTCCAACATCACGGCATCCGCGTCCGGGTCGAACGAGGCGACGGACGAAGAATTCTATGAAATCATGCGTCAGTCAATGGAGGCGTACTCCGTCGCCGGATCAATGGGCGCATACAAATATCACGCAAAATCCGTTTCAGGAGAGATTGCGGATGTGGCAGCGGTGAGGCCGAAAGATCACATTTCCGATTCTCTGGACATTTACACATGCGGGGATGAAAAGGCCGCTTTCCTCGGCGGAGATTCACTTTTAATTTCGTCTCTTCATGTGTACCCGCACGAATCGGAAACAGCCGCTGTAATCGAAACGGATTACACAGTTGACTATGATGACGGTCTGCTTACAATTGGCATTGTTGCTGACGGCGCACTTGACGATGAAACTCAGATTGATGTAGAGATTGACGATCTCGGAGGAGGTCGCGTGAAAATCTATGTCCTCATGTCTGACGGTACCATTGCCGGAACGGAAGTGAAAAACGCCGTGCTTTCGGCCTGTTCCGAACGCACGGTTCGCCCTCTCACGGACTCTGTGACCGTGAACGATCCTCAGACAGTTTCCTACAACATCAATCTGACCTACTACAACCCGAAGGACAGCAATCTGTCCAATGCGGAAATCAGCGCTGCGGTTAATGCCGCCGTTGCTGAATATAAGAAATGGCAGTGTGCGAAGCTTGGACGCGACATCAATCCGTCTTATCTCATTGGCCTGCTTATGAAAACGGGAATCAAGCGTGTTGTCGTAACCAGCCCGACATTCACGACATTGAAAGACGGATCGCAAAACGAAACCCCGGAGGTCGCTGCAATCGGGACTACCACTGTGACATACGGAGGGCAGGAAGATGAGTAACGGTCTGACGGCTTCCAACATCCTGTCGGTGCTGCCAGATGTTCTTGCACAGGACGAAGAAATGAACGCGCTCGCCGTGTCGATTGCTTCCGTGCTGGCAGATAGATCTTCCGAGATTGAAAATCTGTCGATTTACTCCCGCATTGAACAGCTCCCGGAGGAACTTCTTGACATTCTCGCCTATGACTTCAAATGCGATTGGTGGGATTACGACTATTCGCTGTCAGAGAAGCGGGAAACGCTGAAAAAGTGCTGGTACATTCACAAGCATAAGGGAACGCCATCCGCTGTCGAGACGGCGCTTTCTGCAATTTACCCCGATTCCAAAGTTGAGGAATGGTTTGAGTACAGCGGTCAGCCGTACCACTTCCGCATAATCATTCCGATAGATCAATCCTCTCTGGATCCTGCGAAGCACGCCAGAGTAATGGAACTGATCAACTACTACAAGAATCTGAGGTCTGTGCTTGACAGCGTGGAATACAACGGTACCACGACAAGCATAACGGTGTACACGGCTACATCCCCGGTTGCCGTGCATATTACAAACAAAGCTGTCGCAGATCAGCAGGCTTCCGGTGCGGATTATCTGCTTGATGAGCTCAACGCAATCCTCATTGATGAAGTCAACAGCGAGCTGATTGACAGCGACTAAAGGAAGGTGATTGTTATGTGGTCAGATGCAACAATTACGGATGCTGGCTCCAACCTGCTTGCCGCATGGATAACAGGTTCGGTGCTGAACATCACACGCGCTGCCGCCGGTACCGGCACGGTGGCCAATCCTTATGCCGCAACTTCCCTTTACAACGAAAAGCAGACTATGAGCATTATTTCCGTAAAGAGAGACGGCGGAAATGTCATCGTTAAGCTTCAGGCTACGGCAGCGGCTACGGCCTACACGATGAATCAGATCGGTATCTGGGCAAATGTTGATGGAACGGAAACGGTCTTGTTGGCGATCTTCCAAGACACCACCGGCATATCTGTTCCGCAGGCTGCGACATCGCAGGAGTTCATCTACAACTTCTTCGCAACGCTTGTCGTGAATAACAGAGGCACAATGAGCGTTACGATTGATTCCTCCGCCGCTGTTACGATGGAGACGCTGGAAGATGCGCTGGAAGATAAGCAGGACGCAATTACGGCTGTCGGACTGCTGAAAAGAAATGCGCAGGGTCAGATCGTCGCCGCGGTCGAAGGGGTGGATTATGACACCGGCACCGGATCGTATTACACATCTTGCAGTTCTCCGGCCTCGCAGTCACTCAAAGAGGTTGAGATTGAAGACCTTGTGGAGCTGTCGGAAGGTGCTCTGTTTGTCATCAAATTCACCTATGCGAATACTGCGAGCACTCCGTATCTTCAAATCAACGATGAAACGCCAGCGCCGATTGTTTCTCCCGGAAGCAACACATTGACGCAGAACTGGGGCGCCGGAGATTACTGCCTCCTGATGTGGGACGGCACGCGATTCATCCTGCTCACGCGATTCCTCCAGTATATCCTCTATTCCTCCAGAGGCGTTGCAGGAGGCGTTGCTACACTCGATGCAAACGGCAAAGTACCGTCAAGCCAGCTTCGCGGCGGATTCATCCATTCGGAGAATGCGCCGGAGGACACGAGCATGCTCTGGATCGACAACAACCGCGTGATGCGGTTCTACGACTACGCAACGTTCTCGTGGAAAACGGTACTTCCCACATGGGGGTGATTAAATGCCTTATGAGATCATGACCGCCTCCGAGCTGATTGCTCTGAAAGCCGCAATCAAGGCGGAGATGCTGAGGCGTTGTGCGCCCATAGGAGGCCTTTCAGCTCTTGGCGGGTCGAACTATGACTTTGTAACGCAACCCGGCTCTGGCGGCGTTGCAACGGCTGAACATGGACGAAAAACAATTGATCTTCTTCTCAGCATCAAAGACCACGGAGATTTGAAGCTTGCGGTCGCAGGAGGGATTGTTCCGCAGTCGTTCAACAGTCAGCTCATAACCTATGTCAATGCGCTGGCGCAAGAGCCGATGAACGGGTCAACATCATCTTGCAGGGGCGCTTGTACCGGGCTTTGCGTGGACACATGTTCCTCATCGGCAAGCGGAAGTTCCGGCTGTTCCGGCTGCACATCCTCTTGTTTCGGAACCTGTTCTTCGTCTTGCGGAGATACTTGCACTGGTTGTTCCGGGTGTTCCTCATCTTGCGGTGCATCATGCAGCGCAAACTGCGGAAATTCCTGTACTGGCTGCTCAAAGAACTGTTCTGCCTGATTTTTGGCGCCGGATATATCTCCCTTGGAAACCTTGTCAAAAATAGCTCTTTCCGTATCAATCGGATAATTATCTTCATAGTCACATCCAATCGGAAGGTCATCCACATGTGCAACGGTTCCGGTAGTTGATGTCAGACTGTCCAAAGCTTCATTATAAGATTCCATGGCTTCACTCAGACTGCGAATAGAACCAAAGCCGGCACGAAAAGCGATATCCAGTCTGGATTTTAATTTTCGAACCATTTCCCTGGCCTTGTCAATCAGCTCAATACGTTCATTGTATTCAAACTTTTGATGATCGGTTGGGATGAAAATAGCAATCTTGTTTGCCATAACACTTCCGACAATTGCCGGGAAATAACTTTTTACGACCTCTCTGACCTCACGCTGCAGGCTTTGTACTCTGACACTACTGCCGACAGCATTGGTCATATGATTTCCGTCCTGGTCCTGACCAAAAACCAAAGCCATCATATAACCATAATCCATATTCAGCCCCAAAAGCTGTTTGAAGTTTTCGATGTCTTCTTCAAAGAATTCTCTAAATAAAATATTGTAAACGAGACCGTTTTCAATCACCGGTACGACCGTTTCCATTTTTTCTCTGATGATCAGATCCTGAGAACGTTTTTCTCTTTCCTTGTCAATCAGGTTCATGGCTTTTCGGACAACTTCTACAATCTTTACTCTGTCCATCGGTTTATTCAAATATTCCAAAACACCGAGATTGATGGCTTCCTTTGCATAATCAAATTTGTCATACGCCGACATGACAATAAAGATCGTGTGACTGTTTGTTCTCTTGATTTCTCTCATGGCTTCAATACCATTAATACCCGGCATCTGAATATCCATGATTGCAATATCCGGTCTGAAATTTTCAGCCAGCTCAATAACACTTCTTCCGGTTTTGGCAGACTGCACCTCACACTGATCCTTAAACTCTTTTTCCAGTATAAACTTGAGAGAATCAATTACAATTCCCTCATCATCGGCAAGCATAATTTTATACATGCATTTTCCCTTTCTTTATCAGAACAAGTTTTACGAAATCACTGTTGTTTTACCCTGTGCATACGGTACCTTAATGCAAACAGTGGTTCCTTTATTTTGTCCTTTGCTTTCAATCTCAAATTTATTTTCACCCTTAAAGAACAGATTGAGTCTTTCCATAACATTATGAAGTCCGACTCCGTTTGAATCATCTGCCTGGTTGGAAATATCTATATTCGCATTTAATATCTGCTCAATCTTTTCTGCTTCGATTCCGATTCCGTTATCCGTTACGGAAATGCAGACACACTGATTTTCCTCATATACCTTTAAGTAAATATGACCTTCCCAGTCTATATTTCGAATACCGTAATTGACACTGTTTTCTACAATCGGCTGTAAAATCATACTTGGAATTTTTACGCGTAAAAGATTTTCATCCACTTCCTTGTGAAAGTGAATATCTCCGGAAAAACGTACATTTAAAATGTAGATATAATTGTCCACCAGATGGATTTCATCTTCAAGGCTGACCACATCATTATCCTTCTTGATATTGTAGCGGAAAAAGTCTGCTACATTCTGAATATAATCATAGGTTTTATCTGCTTCCTCCATCATGGCAAGCTGTGCACCCGCATTTAAGGTATTGAACAAAAAGTGCGGATTGATCTGTGCCTGAAGGTATTTAAGCTGTGCATCCTTGAGGTTTGTCTCCATACGGAGTTCTCGCTC